GGAGACGTTTGTCCCGACAGCCTCGGCGGCGGCGGCGGCCTCGTTCCATAGCTTTGTCGAGGTCCGCATCATCCCCTCGCCGGCTTTCTCAATGTTCCGTCCGACCTGACCCCAGCCGGGGATCGCCTGGGTGAGCTCTCCGACCGCGTTAAGGACGCGACCTACCGACCCGATGATGATCGACCCGACGCCCTTGAACACGAGCTCGAGGCCGCGGCCGGCGGCCGCCAGTACCGATCCGATCTGCCCGCCGACCTTCCAGACCCCGAGCCATTGGGCGCCCAGCGACTCGAGGAACGACCAGACCGCCGGAACCTGGGCGACGAAATAATCGGCGACCCCCGCGAAATACTGCGCGGCCGAGAGGATCGCCTCGCCGATCGACTGCCCGATATTGGCGCCGCCGACCGTGCCGATCATGTCCGAGAATGCGGTCGTGACCGCCGTCACCGCAGGCGATAGGTACGCGACGACCTGTTGCACGACCCCCTGAATCGCGGCCTTTGCTCGGGTAAACGCATCGTTCATGTTCTCGACGTCGCGGCCCTGTGCATCGGTGAGCGCCAGCCCGAATCGCTCGGCCTCCGCCCGAGCCGCGGCGATGCCGCCTGCCCCCTGGTTGAATAGAGGGAGGAGCTCGGCCCCGGAGCGGCCGAAAATCTGGACGGCGGCCGCGGCCCGCTGGGCCTCGGTCGGGAGCGCGGCGATCGCGTTAGTGATGGCATCGAATCGGTCGGCCGCCGTCATCCCGTTGAGATCGTTGACTGACAGACCGATCGCCTTAAATGCGTTGGTAGCCTGTTTCGACCCGCCGGCCGCCTTCACGAATGCGACGTCGGCTTTCGTAGCGGCCTTGCCGATCGAATCGAGCGAGACCCCGGCGAGCTCGCCCGCGAGGCCCAGGCCCGAGAGCTCCCCGTAGGTCATGCCGAGCCGGGCCGCGAGTTTGCTCGTTTGGTCGATGACGTCGGCCTCGGCCTGGCCCATGCCGATGAGCGACCGGATCGCCGAGCTCGCGGACGAGACGAGCGACCCGAATAGCTGGGCGCCCTGGATCGCCACAAGCGCATTGAGCCTCGAGGTAACTCCGGAGACCGAGCTCTCGACTCGCTTTGCCCCGGCCGCGAATGCGTTAGCGCCGGCCTGGGATTTCTGGAGCTCGTCTTTCGCCGCCTCGACCGCCCGCGAATAGGTACGCTGGGAGATCGCCCCGACCTTTAACAGGCCGTCGAGGTCTCGCAGCTTTGCGTTGTATTTCTCGACGGGGGTCGCGACCTGGGCCGCGATCGACGCGCCGCTCGCGAACTGGGCCTCGAGCTGCGAGAGATCCGCCGCCGCCTGGGACGCGCTTTGCGTCACGAGGTTCATCGCGTTCTTAAACTCGTCCGGTTTGATGGCGCCGGATGCGAGCTGCTGGATCAGGAACTCCGCCTCTTTCCGGAGATCCGCCAGGGCCGCCGTCGCCTGGGCGGACGGGCCGGCGAGCCCGCCGATGCCGGCGGCCGAGATCCCCTCGAGGCGACCCATCGCGGACGTGAGCGCGGAGGCATCGCCACCCAGGCGGCGGAATGCCCCGGAGGCCTGCTGAACCGCGGACATTAGCCCCGACGTCGAGGCCGTGAACACGGCGCGTACTTTTCCGATCGTGTTAGCCATTTGCCTGCCTCGCGAACTGCGGGATTTTCATTAGCTCCGCGAGCATTTCCTCGTCTGTCTGCGTCGGGGCCGTCGGGTCATAGCCCGGCATGAACATTTCTTCGGCGTCCTCGTTCAGCCTCGCGCCGGCCGCCGCCGCGAGGACCGCCGTTTGTCTCGCCGTCCTCCGCCAATGGTTTCCGAATGCCTCGAGCCGGTAATACGCGACCCATCGTTTCAACTGCTCCAGCGAGATCCGTTTCGAGAGCGCGTTCTCAGTTTGCTCGACGTCCCAGGTTCCGACCTCGAGGGCCAGCCGATACAGGAAGATCCTGTACGGATGACCCTTTAGGAGTTTTTTTCGATTTCGTAGATTTCTTCTTTCGTGATCCGCATCATCTCGAGCCCCTTCTCCCAGATCCGATTGAGCGCCGCGGCGGACTTCTCGCCGAGCTTCTCGACCTGGGCCTGGGTAAACAGGAGCCGATTGTCGGCATCGCACAGGAGCATCGCGGCGAGCTTCGCGCGCCAGACCGATTTCGGCTTGGTCGCGTGCTCTTGGCAATAGAGCTCCCAGGCGTCGCGATCGTTGGCGGTCGGCCTGCGGAGGAGAACGTCGTCGCCCCACTCGGGGACGTGGAGGACGACCGGGGCTCCGAGATCGGCGATCCCGAGGATCGCATCGGCTGACGTTAGCGACATTAGAAACCTCTACAGGATTTGGAACTCGATCGTGGATTTCAGTAGGTCCCCGACCGCGGCGGTCGTTTCGCTCTTTGAAACGACCGCCGTGCCGGAGACGGACCCGCCTCCGGCAAACGAGGCCGTTACCGTCCCCGTCGCGCCGACCGTGAGCCCGCCGCCGATTACTGTGACCGATACGGTTCCCGGGTCTACGGCCGTGCAATCGAGCTGCCGATACACGACCCCGTTAGTGATCGTCGAGGTCGAGCTCGTGATATCCGTCGTCGAGGCCGAGCCTCGGCTCGCGGAAATGCTTAGGACCGACCCGAGGGTCGTCCCGCCAAATGAGACCGAGGATCCTTGCGACGACACGATTCACCCTCAGACCGCGGTGAATGAGGCCGTCCATTTCACGAGCTCGCCGACGGCATACTCGATCTCGCTCTCGGTGCATTTGTAGCCCGAGTAGGTCGTCCCGACGCTCGGGGCCGATGCCGAGAGGCCGGTCGCCGTCACGGTTTCGGTAATCCCGCCGACCGAGCCGGAGCCGGCATCGGGGAGACCGTCGACGTAAACGCGATCCGCCCCGTCCGCCAGGGCGAGCGTCGAGGCGTCGATACGATTCGACGAGCTCGTCGGATCGTCGCGCGTGGTCTTATATTTTACGTTGGTCAGTCCATCGAGACCGCCGAATGAATGACCCTGCGATGACGTGGGCATTATTCTTCTGCCTCCTTGTAGACGTAGGTCGCCGTTCCCTTGACCATCTCGCCGACCGCGTACTCGGTTTCAACCTCGGTGCAGATCCAGCCGGTTTTTGTCGAGACGGGCGTGACGGTCGGGGCGGTTCCCAAAAATGAACAGGTCACGGTTGTCGTCGAACCGGAGGCAGCGCCTGCTCCGGGATCGTTCAGCGGCGCGGCGGCATAGACCCGCTCGGTATCCGAAAGCGTCGTGACGTCGACCCTGTTCGACGACGAGTTGGGGTCGGCGCCGGTCGTTTTTACTTTTACGTTCGTGCACCCGGACGGCAGCGACGGTCCGACGCTCGGCATACTCGAGAGGGGCATTTCCTATCTCCTATTCGTACCAGCGGACTTGATAGCTCTGGGCGATGACGTAAGTCGGCGTATCTCGACCGTCATAGAAAACGGGTTGGTCGTCGGACTCATCGGACAGTAGGCAAGACTCGATCTCGACCTCGTGGGCGGTTCCGGCGAACTTGTGCAGCGCCGAGCGAATCGCGTCCGCGACCGTCCATGCCGCGAGGTATCCGTCCGCGTAGACCTGGAGGTCGAACGTCGCGACGGGGGGCATCGTGTCGGCGGCCGGCTCGGCGGTCAGCGTGTCGGCGAGGACGAGCTCGCGGGTCGTGGCGCTCCTGGTGAAAATGACGTAGGGCGGGGCGGCGAGGTCCGGGGCCTCGACCGGATACGCTTGGCATCCGGCGGCGGCCTCGATCGCGGCGTATAGCCATTTCTGCGGGTTAGCCATTCGCCGTTCCCTAGCCTCGCTCCTCGGATTGTCCCGGCGGTGGCGGGTCTGTTGAAGTCGACCGCCTCGCTATTTCGATCCGCGCGGGACCCCGTTCCAGCCTGGGTTTTGCCCGCTCGATTTCTCCCGGACGGCGGCGTCGAACGCGGCGACCATCTCGGCCTTTAGTTTCGCGAGGGCCTGGGGGCGGATCTGATCCATTGCCTCCTGGACGAATGTCCGCGGCTCGATGCCGCGTCGCGTCCCGTAGACGAGCCAGATCGCTTTCCGACTATCCAACGGGGCGCGGTAGCCGAGCGTCCCGACGACGCATCCGTCGGCGTTCCGGCCGATGAATTTCGCTTTCGCGATGACCGCCCGCCGCAGCGCGCCGCGGGCCTGCCCGGCCTTCCTGCCTGTTGACTTTTTGAAATGCCCGCGCTTGTCTCGGCCTTGAAATCGCTTCGACGTATCGACCGGCGTTTTCGCCTTGAGGATCGGTATCCCGTCCTTGAGGCTGCGCCGCATCGCGGCGACCAGATGCTTTTTGGCGATGTGCATCGGCAGCGACGCATACCGACCCATGATGTCCATGATCTCGGCGTCGATCCGATTCATCGTGATCGAGAATAGATTGGATCCCGTGGCTATGGTGTCTGCTCCTCGACGGTGAGCTCGTGCTCCTGGCGGTGGCCTTGCTCGAGGATCTCGGAGATGTAGAGCGTCCGGTTTTCCCGGCTCGTCCAGCGGAGCCGCATACTCGAGGTGAGCCCGGGCAGGAATCGCATCCGGACCCGGAACGAGGCATTCCCGGAGAGCTGCCCCCGGGTCTGAATCTCGGAGAATGCGATCTGGTCAATCGACGCGAATCGCTCCGCGTAGTCGCTCCAGACCTGGACGCTCTCGCCGAGCGCGTTCCGGGTCTCGGTCGGGGTCTCGATCACGACCCGCTCGCGAAGGATGCCGGCGGGCAGCATGGCTAATACGTCCCCAGGACCGACTCGGACGCGAGGAGCATCTCGAGCCCCATCGGCAGCTCGCCGACCCCCTCGGTCGTCGTCGCTTCCCGATTCGCGTAGAGATGCCCGACGAGCATCAGGAGACAGGACCGGAGGCCCGGCTCGATCGGCTCGCCTGGGGAGACCCCGGCCCAGTAGGTGACGACGACGTCCTCGGAGGTCGGGACGTTGAGCTCGAGGACTGCCGGCCTCGAGTCGGTGTCGACGGTGTAGTCGGTCGAGGAAACCGCGACGCCCCCGGCGGTGACGACGATCGGATGATCCTCGTCGATGAGGACCGGCGGGCTCGGCAGCTCGAGGCGGCCGGCTCCCCAGGAGAACGTCGCCCGATACTGGGTCGCGACGAGGGCGATCCCGAGCCGCTTCTCGATATGACGGCGGGCGGTCGCCATGAGCCCCAGGAGGAGCCGGTCGTCGTCCGTCTGGTCCGGGCCTAGTCTGCGGTCCTCGCGGACCTCGCGGAGCGTGATCGGCTCGACGACGGGCGGACTCACCAGGACGACCGAGCGAGGTCGCATACTGCGGACTCCAGGAGAAGGGGATCCGCCGGCACGGCGGGAGGGGCCGGGGGGCGATCACGCCCCCCGGCCTCCCGGGCTTGTCTGACCTCAGTCGATGACGAGCTTTGCGACGTACTGCGGGGCGTGGTTGGCGACGCCGATCCGCTGCTTCCCGACGAAAACCGTCTGGTCGTAGATCGCCCGCGTCTCGCGGAGCGCCTCGACCCGCAGGCCGGCGGCCTTCACGGCGACGGCGGAAGCCATCGAGAAGTCGCCGAACAGCGCCAGCGTCCCCGAGGGGAGGCCGGTCGTGACGTACACCGGACGACCGAACACGGTCGGAGCCATCGCGTCGGCGAGCATCGCGGCGCCGGTCGCGGCATTCGCCGCGAGAATCGCACCGTAGCCCGCGGGGCTGACGACCCATGCCGTATTCGCGGCGAGCGGGTCGATCTTGCCGACGAGCTCGGCGAGCTTCTCGGCGGTCGTCGCGCTGGCGCTGGCGACCAGGACCTCCTGGTCGACCTCGCCGACGAGACCGTCGATGCCGGCTGTTACGTCGCCCTGCAACCAGGCGTAATCCACCTTCGCGGCGAATGCGTTTCCGCAGGCGCCGGCGAACATCGAAGCCACGTCGACGACCGAATCCTCGATGAGATCGTTCGAGATCGCCGACAGGCTACGGATGCCGAACAGGTTAACCGTCACGCCCTCGGTGGCGATATCGGTCAGGGTCCCCTCGGCGGCCTCGGCGTAAAACGCGGCCGTCGCATCGCCCAGCTTGGGCAGGGTGATCCGATTCGAGATCGTGTTCACGACGAACGCGACCCGAGCGGCGACGCTCTGGCGGTTCATCACGTTAATGATCGTGCCGTAGAGCTCGGCCGGGACCAGCTCGGCCCCCTTCTCGTCATACGTCGGGCTCGTTTCGCCCATCGCGCGGAACTCACCGCGGGCCAGGCCGCGGAGATAGAGGCCGGCGGAGCGGGCCTCGGTGGTGCTGGCAAAGTGTCGCACGTTCACGGCGGCGGGCTCCTTCTTCTCGGTGGATTCGATCACGGACCGGCTCTCGCAGGCGTCGACGACGACGCTCCTCAGCGCCTTGACCTTCGCGTCGATCGCGTTCTCGACCTCGAGGTCGCGCGTGATCTGCTCGCAACGGGCGGTCGCGGCGGCGAGGCGCTCGTTTACGCTGGTCGTTTCCTCGTCACCCTGCGGCTCGATGGAGC